CGTTTACCACCGAGTTTCATTAAGGGTTCTGTATATTCTTTTAAATAGTCGTAAGCGACTGCTTTACCCTGGCGATAGGTCGGTGCAATATACGCCAATCTTGCATTTGGTATCTCACATGCAGTCATAATTAAATGATTGATTGCGAATACCGTCTTGCCAAACCGCCTATGACAGCAGATGACATTAAATCTTTTTAGTTCGTTATGAATCTTTTCCTGTAAAGGTCGAGGTTCATACGGTATGACTACTTCCATTAATCCTTTTTCTTACGCCATCCTATTTGAACGGTGATTGGTTTATCATCATCTCCAGATACAGTCTGATTAACAGATGATAGCTTTGAATGTACGAATGGTGCAGCTTCTTTAGCAGCCCACATCTTCTTTTCTACAGATACTTGCGGATTGTTCAAGAGATTAAGCATATATTTAAGTGGAGTAGTCTGTCCTTTGCCTAATGATGCAGCTAAGCGTTCTGCTTTTGTACCAATCTTAATTCCTTTAGGTCTACCTGCTCCAGTTCTTTTACCACCGTGTGCCATTATATTAATCCTGTAAAGTTTGCTAGTAACATTTGTCTTAAGTTAATAGGTTTGGTTTTTTGTTGTCCATATGCACTACCACCTGGCATTGCTGTTGGCATACTACCAGTAATCTGACCCATATTAGGTCTGTTCATAGGCATACTAGGTTTCATTTGTGGAAAATTGTACATAGATCCATCTGGTCTTATCTGTACATCACGAGTACCACCTGATGTTGCAGGTTGTTTAGACATTGCTGCTTCCATCTTAGTAGGAACTACAGTTCCATCAGGCATAATCATAGTATCTTTAGTACCACCAGAAGTTTTTGGCTGTTTCATTACATTAATACCAAATACTTCCATAATATCTTGGTTTGTTTTTACTTCCTTACCATGGAATTTAGATTCTGGTCCTACTACAATGTTGTTTTCCAACCTTACAGTAGCTCCATCTGTTGTTTGATATAAACTTGACATAATATTTCCTTAGTTAATTAACAATTCCAAGCTCGAAGGGATTTATTAATCCTTGAGTTGGGATCTCTTGCTGTCTTAGCAGAGGTTAGTTTCTTTTTCATACCTTTCATTCTAGCACAGAAGGAAGCTCGTCTTGGATTACCTACCTTTTTGCTAGGTGCTTTAAGATTTCGTTTCTTACCTGTCTTAGTTTTGCCTTTATTGTAAGATGCACGACCTTTAGCATTCAAACCCCCCTTGGGATTCTTGCCTTCTTTCCTGGTCCATGCTGGTGACTTAGCCATTATCTGTACTTCCTTACTTTCTTAGCAATATTCTTGGGTTGTTTAACGTGTTGCTTACCTTTTTTAGTACCTTTGCGCTTAGCTTTGGTAGTAGCTGCATATTCAGCAGAAGTTAAAGCCTTAATAGCTTTGTCAGGTAGGTAGCGTTCACCTGTTTTAGCAGAGGGTTTACCAGATTTGGTACGCCATTTTTGTTTAGTCCAGTTCTTAAGACTTTTTTGTGACTTTTTTAGTGCCATGTTTTTTCTTTAATACCTCTTTAGCTTTTTTTGCAATCCTAGCTTGCTCTGGTTTCTTGCCATACTTACTGCGTTGTTCCATCACTGTAAGAATTTGTATCTTTCTAGCGTATGGTTTATTAATTTTTTTAACTTTAGCTACAGTAGCTCTTGCATCTGCAGGTGTTGCGTACTTAATCGATACAGTATCTTTAGGATTCTCATCAGTATATAGTCTACGACTACTTCCTTTTGGTTTTTTTCCTGTTCCTACTCTAGGATCTTTTCTTTTAACGATAACCACCACCAGCTTTTTTATAAGATTTAGCTAACATCTGCGCTTTACGTGCAGACCACTGTCCAGCTTTACCACCTTTAGTACCAGCTTTGATTCGATTGAATATACGCTTACGCATACCAGGCTTAGTATAGTTGCCTGCTTTATTAACGGTACTCTTAGCCACTACTTACCTACTTTTTTTTGTGCAAGTTTGTGTTTTCTTTAGAGCTTCTGGTAATGTCTTTTGTTTTTCTGTAAACATTAGTATAACATACCTTTCTTCATCATCTTCTTCATAGACTTCTTCTTAGTTTTCTTCTTAGTCTTTTTCTTCTTCATCGGTGGTCTGCCTTTAGCAGATCCGTATGTACCTTTACCCATTGGCATAGTATGTCTCCTATTTATGTGTTTAAATTGATTCTAAGGTATCAAACAGACGTATCTTGGTCTATTAGATGCGCAGGTACCATATTCATATTTCCTGCTACAGTGCGTCTTTCCCCTTCGCCTTCGAATGGATATACACAGTGCTGACACCATGATGGAAAGAATATGATCTTACCAACTTCAGGCTTAACAGTGCGTGATGCTGGTGGTCTTAGTTCCTCAAACCCCCTTATAGCGGTCTGTCCAAAGTGAAACTGTAGGTAGCCATCAGCTATGCCACTAGAGTCCACTAGGTTTTGACTGCAATATTCAGGTCCGTTCTGGATTTGTTCTGGTATCTTAGTCCAGGTCGTGAAAGATATTCCCATTGGGGTATCAACCCCGTGGTCATGCATTGGGTTATAGTCTCGTTCATAAGAATGTACCGACCATAGACTGTGAAAGCTAGGTACTCGGTCTAGCGTTTCGGCGCCAATGGTAT